CCGGGAAATAAAAGAAAAACATGAATCAGAGCACAAGACTATAACCATTAGTTGTTATCACTATCACTATCATCATTGTCATCCTGATTATGATCTAGATCAACAACCACGGTTAATTCTTCTAGAGACTCAGTGACAGTGTTCCTAAAAGAATCCATAATTCTCAGAAAGGTGTCAGATCCCTTGTATTTTTTACTTTGTTGTAAGCAAGTGTTCATTGCATCATCCTTCCTCTGAACATCAATAACCTTATCCCAAAATTTATTATATCTAACACATGAGTCATATGGAGTGATGTTAATATGAGTTACAGTTTGGAGTGCAATCATGCCAAATGAGACAGCTTCTATTTCATCAAAGTTAGGAGTGAAATTATCAATATCTTGATTGTTCAAAGCTACAAGCTCATTCACTAAACCATCAATACCAGAATCATCCAAAGCTGAGAAATCAAAATCCCAATCACCAACATCATCATCAGAGCCATATTCATCATCATCTGTTTTTCTACTCTCAAGAATCATTTTCTCAAGCTGAGAGTGCACTAAATAACCTCTTTCTTGTAATCTCTTATTATAAGAATCTTTGATCCAAGATTGTAGACCCTCTTTCTCTGATTGTGATAAATTTAATGTGTCAAAGTTCTCAACGTAAGCATCAGGGACAAAATTAGAATCAGCTATTCCAGAGTTGATTAAAAAACCGAAAATCTTGTTTGGGTTGTATTTTCTAGATGTTAACCAGTATTTAGTCATGAGTCTAGTCTTAGAGTCATCAAGCTTGAGCTTATTGAAATCTTTGTCAGAAAACGGCTGTGTTTCATTATTAAATTTGTAAGCATATGAAGCAATTGTCTGTTTTCCAATAGAACTAATGTTGTTATTAATTGGAACAATATCTAGAGATATTTGTCTAAAATTGATTTTAGTTTTAAACTCATAATCACTTCTCAAAATATTAGGCAAGTTTAAATCCACATTAACAATTATCGGACACGACAAATCAGCCAGCCGAGTTGTTCTGAGGACTAATTTACTAGTCAGGTCTAAATAAAGCTCAGATGGTTTATGATTTCCACACTTTAAATCTTTCAAATGAGGTTGAAGCAATTTAGAAATACTGGCTGATTTTATCAAAGCTAAACTGCCATCATTAACCACAACAGACGTTACTTTGTCGTTTAACAAATTGATAACCATTTTGAAAGATTCAATGATCACAACCAACTCAGCTCTACCTACCCATTTTGATGTTTTCTTATCAAATCTTTGAGATTTTAGATAAATGCAAAAAGCATCATGATTAACTTCTGACAATACATCCAACAAGTTTTCATCTTTCCTCATGCAGTAAACCTTCTGAATAGCATCCAAGGATGACATGGTTGGATCTAGAGAAAAATGATCTCTGTGATCTAATATTATGTCTGTGATCAGATCCTCTTTGATTCGAGATGGTTCTAAGCTAGTGGAGATTAAAGTTAACTTATTATTTATAGAATAAGTTTTCTCTTTTATCTCATTGGTCATAGTGATCTTGGTTCTCAGTCTAGCTCCAGTGTCCTCAACAAACTCAACTTCAGTCCCTGGCAAAAAAGATCGTCTTTGCAAAACATCAAACATCTTATGAAGTGAAATGCTTCCACTTGTAGGTAACATGATTGCAATAGATCGTGATCTAGGTGTTAATTGGGATATATGGTTCATCATGGAAATTTTGTCATCAAATGGTGAGTCTTGAAATGATAATTCTAAATCTTCACACAACCAAGGAACAAGAATCTTGTAATTAGCCAAAATTCTCATTGCTCGAGAGTATGTTACAATGTCCACACCAAACCATAGCCTCATAAGTGAATCTTTAATAGAACCAATGTTGACAAATTCTGATCTAGAAATAGATGTTTTAACATATCTATAAGACATGCTTTTTGATGATATTGGAGCTGTCAGCATTTTTCCTCTTGCTTTCTTTTCAATTGTTTTGGTTGCAATTGAGTAGATCTTTGAAGCTGGATATGCACTATCTAGGTAATTCATCTTATCTGTAGTAGATTGCTTTTCACAAACAGCAACGAGATCCTCAAGATTTTTTAATGCTTGCAATAAAGACACTTTCCGATCTTTTTCTTCATCAGTCGAAACTTTATCAGACACCAAAACACTCTTGTGAGTTAAAACGTAAGCCGCCACTGAGTATGCTTTGGACGGTGTTTGGAAACTAAATGACTCAGCCGATGATGGTTTATAAGCTTTCAACACAATTTTAAGAATGGACTCTTGCAATGTTTCTGATCTTCGTAAAAACACAGATAGGTCTTGGATACTTTCCTTTTCTTCTTCTAAGTTAAACCGCAATCGCTTGAGAAATGCACGAAATCTAATGTCACTACCTACAATAACAGACCACCTGACTGTTGGCTTCCCTATCATAGAAACATCAGAGTTTGATCTGTTCAATGCTAGCTCGATGTTCAAATAATTGTCATTTCTACTGCATGCTAACCACTGAGCGTAATCTAGTCCAAAGACTCCACAAAGTAAAGTAGGTTCATACAAGAAAAAACCGAGACCAGGAGAACTAAAATCACTTATTAGTTCAACAAATCTGTAAAAGCTTGGATTAATGTTTAACCCTATAGTTGAATAGAACTGATGAGCTTGCATTATTTGACAAATATCAACAGATTGCAAGCAAAATCCATTTTCTAGAAGCTGAGATCTTAAGTTAGACATTTGATGCATCTTGTCCTCAACACCTCTAATTATAGCTGGCATCAGAGCAGGATAAACATATTTGATTCTTGGTGACATGATAGTGTTTCGTACTGTCCACATTGAGTTAAACTCGATAATGCCAGATCTAACATCCATTGAGCTTTTTTCTTTTGATAATGTGATACCAAACCTCTGACATGAGAATTCGACAAACTTAGACATTATTGTCAACAGTGCAACATAGGACCTAGTTTTTTCTTTGTCCAAAGAAGAATCAATGATTATACTTTTAGCCAAAGAAGAATCATCTGATGACACACATGTTGTGAGCACAAGTTTCGGGATAAGAGACTCATGAATATCGTGTGGCATTATGATTTTATTCATTCTGTTCATAAATGTATGTAAGCACTCCATGTCAAACATCATCTTACAAGCATGATATATGAAGAAGTGTAATGCAAAATTCCCTGCATCATATTGCTACGATTCTTAAGTCTTGTTCCATGAAAGTTGCATAAATCTTTAAAGTCAGACTTTCCTAAAAATTGATTTTTAAGTTCTTCTAAGTTAACATCTACATATTCTGATTGATTCTTTTTAAATTCAGATAACAGTAATCCAGGAATTTCCAATTGCTTTGACGTCACCACATTTAAGATTGTTCTAGTATACTCCAAGTAATCTTTTGGAAGCAACACTCTCAACATATCAAAGAACATTTTCATAACAAAAGATTGAGCCCAGGAACTAGCATCATTAGAGTCATAAGATCTAAGAACTTTTGGACTAGAATTTTTCTTGATGTAGTATTCCTTCATCTCCTTCATTTTATGAGAAGAGACTCTAGTAATTTTTTCTGACCCTTTTGTTAACATTTCCCAAGGAATTAGCTCACACATAGATCTACTCATACTTTCCAACCCTAAAATTAGAATTCTAGAACAGATTGATAAAATAAAAATCTCTCTATCACTACCGATTTGTGGTTTTCGAAAGATATTAGCCAAAATGATAGCTAGTTCCGACTTGGTGAAAGTGTCAAATATCTTACTGATTGAATTGAAAATAGATGATGAATCACTAACAATATCTAATAAAGAGATGACACCCTCTAGCACTCTTCTTCTTTGTGGATTCTTCAAATCATCTTCATTCATAGTGTCAACAGTATCATGTGGCCTAATTGAAGCAGATGACTTGAAAGTAGCTAAAGACTCAAAAGTATGCCCTTCTAAAGATCTTAGCAATCTGTCTTCAATGAATGTTGAGTATACTTCAGGTTTGATGGCGTTGTCTTTAATGATAAATTTCTTAATCAGGTTAGCTGAGTATGTGACTAAAGTTGAATCATACTGATGGTTGACACATTCCTTTGTTGACTTTATTTTAACTCGACCAATCTCTTTACAATTAACCTTCCTCAA